GGTCGGCATCTGGTAGCAAACCGAGTAGCTCGCGTAGTTGGTATTGGCGTTCATCGTTTCGTCCCTTTCACTTCGTGTCTCGCGGTGTCCGCCGCGTCATGCCCTAACTATAACCGCTATCGGCTATAGGGCAAGGGGGACATTCGGATTTTTTTGGACCCCCAAAAACACCGGGGAAAACGGGGGTTTTCGGGGCGGGAGGCGGGGGCAGCCTATTTCGGGCTGATTGGCCGGCAGGCAATTACGTGGAAATGGCGTACCTCACGCGGGCTGCCCACGTCGCGCCGCGTTCGCCAGCCGCAATGCCTCTTGTATGACGTTCGGCCACGAGCCGCCGCAGTAGCAGACGAGGTCGGCCACAATCTGCTCGGGCGTGCGGTTCTCGCGTTCGACCAGGGCGAGCCCAGCGTGGATGCGGGCCACCTCGGCGGGCGTCATATCGCGGTAGCGTTTCAGTGATGCCATGGTTTCACCTCGGCTTCCCCGGCCCGGCGCCCAGGTCGAGAGGCGGGAGGTAGTCGAGGGCAGACGGGACGCCTGTGATGCGGGTGTCGTAGTAGTGATTTTCCGCCATCTCCTCTGAAGAGTGCCCCAGTTGCGTCTTCGCGGACACGCCGGCCCGCTTGAGATACGATGCAGTCGCCTTGCGGATGGAGTGAAACGGGTGGTACGGCACGCCGGCCGTGCGGCACAGCACCCGCAGTGAGCCGTAGGCCGACATCATCTTGCGGTCCTCCAGCCACGGCCATACGAGGTCATTAGGAGCCCGCCTGCGGGCAGCCAGGGCCGCAGCCAGTTCTGGGCTGATTGACCTCGTAATCGTCTCCCGGTGCCCCTTGCGGGTGGCAGCCAAGAACGTCAGCGTTCGCCGGTCCAGATCCACCTCGCCCCAGCGGAGGGCAAGGACGGCACCAACCCGCTCGCCGGTCTCGAACATCGCCTTCAGCATCGTGGGCCACAGCCAAGCAGCCGGCACGCCGCTGACGTAGCCTTTGCGGTAGCGGGCCGTGTCGAGCAGCTGCTGCAGTTCCTCGGCCGTATACGCCACTGGGCGAGGCTTTGGCACCTTTGGCCGGGCGTAGTCGGGAAACTCGAGTAGTTCGCCGTTGGCCCGCTTCATTCGCTTCTTGGCGCACCAATTCCAGATGGTCCGCAGGTGGGCACTGTCTTTGGCGACGCTGGCGGGGCTTAGGAGCCCCTTCCGTTTGTTGCTCTGTTGCGACCGCCACCGGAGGAAACGGGCCACCACAAGGTCATCCAAATCGTCCAGCGTGGCCTCGTGCCCCAGGTGGTCGCGGAGTCGGTCTAGGGTCTCGCCGTACAACTCCACGGTGCGGTCGGACAGGTTCTTGAGGACGGCGATTTGGTCAACAAGCAAGGCACGCAGCAGCATGGTGGTCTCCCTGGAAAACGGCAGCATAGCAGTAGTGTACAGAATTACACATCCCACCCCATCCGCTCGAAACATCGGGCATAAGTAGTGTACAGCGGTGAGAATCCCAGAGACAATGGCAGTTCGTGTCGGTTGACCAACTAACGCTGGGCGGTACATTTCCACGGATGGTCTGTATGACTCCCCAAAAACTCGACGGCGGCGAATACCTCACTGTGGCAGAAGCCACCGAGGTGATGGGCTGTTCCGAGGGCTGGGTTCGCACCCTGCTCGGCGAGGGCAAGCTGCCCGGCGCACGTCGAATCGGCCAGCGTGTCTGGCTCATTCCGACATCTGCCGCCAAGGCTGCCCGCGACGATCTGACCACACGGTCGGTCGGCAAGAAGCACCTCGCCAAGCGTCCCGCCGCCAAGCGGAAGAAGCCGGGCCGGAAGGGCTAGGCTGTTCGCTTGACATGCTCGCCACTCTGGCGGCATGCAATGCCAAATCCACCACGGCGACTGCCGCGAAGTGATGGCGAAGCTCGACGCCGAGAGCGTTGACGCCGTCATCTGCGACCCGCCCTACGGCCTGTCCTTCATGGGTAAGGATTGGGATTCGTTCAAGGAGGGCGACATCGCCATGCGGAGGAATCCGCAGATGGATGCCGTAAACACCGGCGCGTCTCGGCAGGGCGGCAGGCAGCGGGCGTGCGCCGACTACCAGAAGCGTCAGGCACGCGACATGCTCGCCTTTCAAGAGGCGATGAACGCCGTGTTCCTCGAAGCCCTGCGCGTGGCAAAACCCGGTGCCCATCTGCTCGCGTTCGGCGGCACGCGGACGTATCACCGGCTCGCGTGTGCCATCGAAGATGCAGGCTGGGAAATCCGCGACTGCGTGATGTGGGTCTACGACAGCGGGTTCCCGAAGTCGCACGACGTGAGCAAGGCGATTGACAAGGCGGCGGGAGCGGAGCGAGAGGTGGTTGGGCTTCCTACCGTCGGCGGCAAGGGCCAAGGCAACGCATATGGTTCGATTACGCGCCCTCCCGCAACGGCTCCCGCAACGGCTTGGCAAGGCTGGGGCACGGCGTTGAAACCCGCCTGGGAGCCGATCATCGTGGCCCGCAAGCCGCTCTGCGGCACCGTGGCCGAGAACGTGATGACGCACGGCACGGGCGGGATCAACGTGGATGGGTGCAGGGTGGGCATCGCTGCGGGCGATCAAAAGAGCGAAGGCGGCAGGGTTCTTTCGCGGCATCAAGAGAAGAACGGATACGAAGGTGGGTGGGGGACCAAGGCCGCGAACCTCAACGACGGCCTAGGCCGCTGGCCCGCCAACGTCATCCACGACGGCAGCGACGAGGTGGTGGGGCTGTTTCCGCAGTGCAAAAGCGGCAAGCCCGGCGATGCCGTTAGAACGGCAAGGGGAATGGTTCTGCAAGGCGGCGGCAACGGCACGCCGCTGACAGGCTTCGGCGACTCCGGCTCTGCCGCCCGCTTCTTCTACTGCGCCAAGGCGAGCAAGGCGGATCGGGATGAAGGGTGCGAGGGGCTTCCGCAAGTAGTTCGAGCATGTGGCCCAGAAGGGCACACCAAGAACGCCACAGCAAAGACCGGAGAGTTGCAGCGGCTTCCCCGAGGCAACCACCACCCCACCGTGAAGCCGACCGCCCTCATGCGTTACCTCTGCCGCCTCGTCACGCCACCGGGCGGCGTGGTGCTCGACCCGTTCACCGGCAGCGGCTCCACCGGCAAGGCGGCGATCCTTGAAGGCTTCCGCTTCATCGGCATCGAACGCGAGGCCGAGTACGTCGAGATTGCCAAGGCGAGGATCGGGGCGGCGGCGGGAGCCGGGCCGCTGTTCGCCCAGAAGTAGCGTTTTCCCCAGCGAAAACGCACCCCAAGAAAATCCGATTCATGGGGTTGACGCCTAACTGACGATAGCCTACAGTACCCCAGTCAGGCGATTGGGACCTGACGAGACGCAAGACGGAGACGAAACGATGGACATCAGCATCACCAGCACCGCCCGCCGCAGCTACAACGGCAACGAGCACTTTGCGGCCGAGATGGTTTGTGGCAAGCACGCCGCAAGCATCTGGGTCTGCCGTGGCGTTGACGCTCACGTTCGCGTGGTCGTGAAGAACGCTTCTCACCGCTGCTGGAGGGGGCTCGGCAAGCGGTTTGCGACCGTCGAGGCCGCACTCGCCGCATACAAGACCGCCGCCGTCCGCACGATGATTGAGACAGCCTGCGAAATGGCTGCCGCCTGAACAGCCACCAGCCCGCCGGCACAGGGCCGGCGGGCATCACGGACAGGACTCCCGCGATGATCCGCGACATCACCCGCGCCGCCCTGGCAATCGCCGTCATGGCCGCCGGTTCCGCCTTGCTCGTCGAGACCCGCTACCAACTTGCAGCCGTGGACGTTGCCCATCGGCAGTGCCTCGGCGGCCAGCCGACCTACGCGATGCCCCAGCAGGCCCAGCCCGGCCGGCTTCGCCACTTCGGACGTGCCACGCTCGAGCTCGCAGACGCAGCACTAGGCATTGTGCGGTGACGAACTGACGCTACCCTATAGCCGAACTGACGCTACCGACACAGCACCTATGACACCGTTGGTCGCACTGGTGTACGCAATTTCCAATCCCCTCATTTTGTTGGTTCCGCCCCTTGACGCCGTACTGAACGTACTTACACTTCCGACCCAACCCCAAAGGAGAACGCGATGAACGACC